AAAGCACGCTGCAGATGTGACTGATAAATTAATTGATTTGCAACAAAAGATGAAAAAGTTGAATGAATCTGGCACCAAATCACCAACTACTGTTAATAATACTTTGTTTGTTGGTTCTACTGCGGAACTCCAAAAATTACTTAAGCAAGAATTTTCTGACGATAAATAATTTAAAAACAGATGAAAACTTTTTCACAGTTTGTTAGAGAATCAATTGACCCTAAGGGACCAATTAAAAAATATATGTCTCCAGAGGAAATTGCGAAAAAGCATAAAATTTCTCTCGATGTTCTAAATCCCGAATTGAAATTGGGAATTAAGGTAGAGAAGGAACACACTGGAAATAAAAGAATGGCAAGAATGATTGCCCTCCAGCACTTAGAAGAACTTCCTGATTACTACAGCAGACTCAAAAAAGCAGAGAAAATTAAAGAAGAAACCAAATCTGGAGATGAAACTCTTAGAGATTGGTTTAAAAAATCCAGTGGAAAAGACCCTAAAACTGGAAGAAAAGTGCCAGGATGGACCCAAATTGGTGGACCATTTGCTGGTGCTCCCTGTGCTCGTCAACCTGGACAAACTTCTACTCCAAAATGTGGAAGTTCCAAGATGGCAGCAAATTTATCAGATGAAGAAGAGGATGAAGCATTTAGACGAAAAAATAGAAAAGATCCAAATCAACCTCAAAAATCAGGGGCAGCAAAACCAACCAATGTTGCAACAGAAGAAACTATTATTGAGAAAAAGGATGCTTGTTACAATAAAGTAAAGTCAAGATATAGAGTTTGGCCAAGTGCATATGCATCAGGAGCTTTAGTTAAATGCCGAAAAGTTGGTGCAAAAAATTGGGGCAATAAAACTGAGGAGACAAACTATAATTCACTGCCAGATTGGGAAGGACGTATTTACGAGGATGAAGAAAGGTATTGTCCTAAATGTGAAAAAATGGAACGTATAAATGAGTGTAAATATGGTGCCAAGTTTTGGTTATTATATTCATCTGCAGTTGAACCATCAGATCAAATGAAATATGATCTATCTCAGATATATCCTGCAAAAAAAGTTGAGGAAGAATATACTAGAATACAATCAAGAGGATCAACATATTCTATAATGTTTAATTGGAGAGGAAAGTATCTTTTTGCTCAAATGTTTTTTCCGCAATTTGCAAGACCATCAAAACAACAAGTAACTTACGAGTTGAGGAAAATATATCCAGATGCAATAGTCTTAACTTTTAATCCATCACCTAAAGATCCAACAAAACCATTATTATTTACAGGAGAATTAAATGGATCCAGATAAAATTATTCTTGACTCATTAACTAAAAATTTTGAATATGAAAGAATTTCTAGAGAATTGGATTCTTGCGAAAACATAGAACAACTAAAAAATATAGCAAGGTCATATATTAAATTATATCTACATCAACAAGAAGTTATATCACAAATTGGATTAATAGATGGAAAAGCACTATAAAGGTAATCCCAATCTTAAAGCAGAAAATGTATCTATAGATTGGACAAAAGAAAGACTCAATGAATATTTGAGATGTAAGAATGATCCAATTTATTTTGCAAAACATTACGTCAAAATTGTATCACTTGATCACGGACTTATTCCGTTTAAGATGTATGATTTTCAAGAAACTTTAATTACAAACTTTCACGAGAATAGATTTAATATTGCAAAACTACCACGACAAACTGGTAAATCTACGACAGTAGTTTCATATCTTCTTCACTATGCACTTTTTAATGATAATATTAGAATAGCAATTCTTGCAAATAAAGCAGAAACAGCAAGGGAGTTACTACAAAGATTGCAACTTTCTTATGAAAATTTACCAGATTGGATGCAACAAGGTGTTGGATCTTTGAATAAAGGTTCTTTGGAATTGGAAAATGGTTCTAAAATAGTAGCTGCATCAACATCATCATCTGCTGTTCGTGGTAATTCATTCAATATTATATTTTTGGACGAATTTGCGTTTATTCCCAACCATATTGCTAAGCAGTTTTTCTCATCCGTATATCCAACTATTTCCTCCGGAAATACGACTAAAGTAATAATCATATCCACTCCAAATGGAATGAATATGTTTTATAAACTTTGGCACGATGCAGAAAGAGGAAAGAATGGGTATGTTCCATTAGAGGTACATTGGTCTCAAGTTCCAGGAAGAGATGCAGAGTGGAAGAGACAAACAATTGCTAATACTTCCGAACGACAATTCACCCAAGAGTTTGAATGTGAATTTTTAGGGTCTGTTGATACACTAATTACTGCATCAAAACTCAGAACTATGGTTTATGATGATCCACTAACAAGAAATAAGGGATTGGATGTTTATGAAGATCCAAAAGAAAATAACACATACCTAATGACAGTTGATGTCTCTCGTGGAATGAGTAATGATTATTCTGCATTTATAATGTTTGATATTAGTGAATTTCCGTATAAAGTAGTCGCAAAATATAAAAATAATGAAATGAAACCGATGCTTTTTCCAAATATTATTCACGAAGTTGCAAAAGCATACAATAAAGCATATGTTCTCACTGAAGTAAATGATATTGGAGAACAAGTATCAAGTATTCTGCATTTTGATTTAGAATATGATAATATTTTAATGTGTTCAATGAGAGGTAGAGCAGGTCAATTGGTTGGACAAGGTTTTTCTGGAAAGAAAACTCAACTTGGCATTAAAATGTCAAAAACAGTTAAAAAAATAGGATGCTCCAACTTAAAAACAATCATTGAGGATGATAAATTATTAATTAAAGATTATGATATTATCAGTGAATTAACAACTTTTATTCAGAGAAATCAATCTTTTGAGGCAGAGGAAGGATGCAATGATGATCTTGCTATGTGTCTTGTTATTTTTGCTTGGTTGGTTGTGCAAGATTATTTTAAAGAGATGACGGATAATGATGTTCGCAAAAGAATATATGAGGAGCAAAAAGACCAAATAGAACAAGATATGGCACCATTTGGATTTATTGTTGATGGAGTGAATCAGGAGACAAGTTTTGTTGATCAAGATGGAGATAGGTGGTATTTGGATGAATATGGGGATAGGGCATATATGTGGGAATTTAGATAAATGGATATAAGTGATCAATTTGAATTAGAACATTTATTCTTAACAGAAAGAAAATGTAGAGTTTGTAAAGAAATAAAGGATTTAATTGATGGATTTTATCTTACTCGTAAAGGAAGAGGAGATATATCATCTGCATACTCTTATGAATGTAAAGTTTGCACAATTAAAAGAATAACAGAGAGTAGAAAGAAAAATACTAATAATTTTTCTTGGCAATATCCAGATTGGTAAATGTTCATTGGCCGTTTCCCCAGTGTAGAGTATCTAATTTATAAATACTTGTAGGCAAAATGAACTTCTTAACGAGGGGAAACAAATGGCGTTAAATTTAGTATCACCTGGCGTCAATATTAGGGAAGTTGATTTAACTCGTGGTGGAATTACTGCTGGGGGAAATCAGGTAGGTGCTATTGCTGGTCCTTTCCAAAAAGGTCCTGTTAATGAACCTATTTTAATCGAGACTGAAAATGATTTAATTAATACTTTTGGGAAACCAATCTCTACTGATAGTCAGTATGAATATTGGATGAGTGCATCATCTTTTCTTTCTTATGGTGGAGTACTAAGAGTAGTAAGATGTAGTTCAACTAATTTAAGCAATGCTAATTCTAGTGTTGGTGTTGGAACTACATCAGTTCAAATTGACTCCACAGAAGACTATGATAATAATCATAATTCAGATACCGGATGGAGATGGGCTGCAAGAAATCCAGGATCTTGGGCAAATAATTTAAAGGTTTGTATTGTTGATGGTCTTGCAGATCAAAGAATCGCAATTAATACTAGTGGACTTAGTGTTGGTTACGGGATATCTGCAACATACTCTGCAACCATTGCTGGCATAGGAACTACCTCAACAGAAAGTGGTACTTTAAAGGGAATTATTACACAAGTAAATAATAGTTCAATAGATGTAAAAATCCTCAGCAAGAATGTTGGTGGTATTGACACTGAGGTTGAGTATAAGCAAGGTGGTGCATACGAATTCAAATCTTCAAGTGTTGTAGGTATTAATTCTTTAGGCACTCTTGTTAGAGTTAAGTCATCAACTGTATCTGACATTTCTGTTGTAGTTGCAACTGCTTCGAGCATTATTAATCCCGGTCCCAATGTTACTGGTGCAACACCATTCGCAAGTGCTGGATATTCAATTGGACAAACTATAAGAACAGTCGCAGATAATGGAACCTTAGTTCCTCTTACTTCAATTGTTGGTTTTGGAACTACTAATGTTAATGGAAGTCAACAAGATACTTTAATTTTAGCAAGTGGTTCTCCAACTGGAGCAGGAACAACAATAATTGGAGTATATAATGAAACTACAACAATATCTGCACCTTTAGACTGGTATGACCAACAAACTCTTGGATTGGAAAATTCAACTGTTTATTGGAAAAATATCGCACCAAAACCAGTAACTTCATTATATGCATCAGAAAGAAATGCAAAGAATGATGAACTTAATGTTGTCGTTGTAGATGATAAAGGATCAGTAACTGGAATAGTTGGAAATATTCTAGAAAAATATACAAAAGTTTCTAAGGCAAGTGATGGTAAAATCTCACCAAATCAAGCAATTTATTATAAAGATATTATAAGAAATTCATCACAATATGTTTTTGTTGGATTCGCAGAAACTGGAGTAAAAACTAAGTTTTCTACTTTATCTGGATTTTCAACTGCATCCGATACTACTTGGGGACTAGAAGCACAAGGAAATACATTTAATTGTGTTGGTGCGAAAACATATACATTAAGTGGTGGAAAAGATTACACAACAACTGGTGGATATTCGGTTAAATTGTCTGATGTAATTTCGGCATACAGAAAATTTACAAATCCAGCAGAATATTCTATTGATTATTTAATTAGTGGTCCTTCAGGTGGATCAGAAATTTATGATTCACAAGCAAAGGCAAATGAGTTAATCTCAATTGCAACTCAACGTAAAGATTGTATTGCTGTCATTTCTCCACATAGATCTGGTGTCATAAAAGTTGCCGATAGCAATACTCAAACTAATAATATAATTAAATTTTTCGATGGATTAACTTCATCTTCATATGCAGTATTTGATAGTGGATATAAGTATACTTTTGATAGATTTAATAACACATTTAGATATATTCCTTGCAATGCAGACGTGGCTGGTTTAATGGCAAGAACCTCTATTGATTCTTTCCCTTGGTATTCTCCAGCAGGTTCAAGTAGAGGTGCAATTAATAATGCAACTAAACTTGCATATAATCCATCACAAGAGCAAAGGGATCAACTTTATTCAAGAAGAGTAAACCCAATTGTGTTTGCACAAGGTTCTGGAATTATTCTTTTTGGTGACAAGACTGGTTTATCTTATACTTCTGCATTTGATAGAATCAATGTTCGTCGTTTATTCTTAACAATTGAAAGATCCATCGAAAGAGCAGCAAGAGCACAACTCTTCGAGTTTAATGATTTAATTACCAGAGCAAACTTTATTAACATCGTTGAACCATATCTTCGTGATGTAAAAGCAAAGAGGGGTATCACTGATTTTGTTGTCATTTGTGATGAAACTAACAATACTCCAGACATAATTGACTCAAATCAATTTAAAGCTGACATTTATGTGAAACCAGCAAGAAGTATTAACTTTGTTGGACTAACTTTTGTTGCTACTCGCACTGGAGTTAGTTTTGAGGAAATTATCGGTAC